AAAGTCTTTGGTTTCATCAAAGTCATCATAGTATGGTGACACATTAAGATTGGTTTTTTCCATTTTTTAGAATTCCACTACGATTTTAATATCTTCTGTTTGGTCAGATGCACGAGAAATCGGCCTTCTGTTTTCGACATATAGAATATGTCCACTGTTTGGTTGAAGTTCTGGATCATTGTATCCTCTTCCACCAGTTGCACTACTATTAAAATTAATGCTGTTCACAGTTCCAGCAGTTGTTAGTGGTGTTGCGGCTGCATTAGAAATTGCGCCTGTGATAACATTTCCACCGCTAAAACCAACTGCATTTCCATTTGCATGAATACCATAGTCAACAAATCTTTCTTGAACAAAGTAAAGAATATTATTTGTTGCATCCCACTCAACAACTCTACCAACAGCACCAGTGGTTGACTGTGTAATCTTTTCATCAATCTCATAAGGATTAGATGGTGCAGATGCCATAATAACAGCAGTAGTCATTCTTGCAGTTGATTGTGTCGATACTGTTGTGGTATTAAAATTGAAAGGGTCTTTCAAGATACCAACTTCTCTGAAGTCGTTAGCAACAGTAACGTCCTGTCCTTCATTCTGTTCTAACTTAGAGTTCATCATCACAAAGTGTCCACCAAGTTCTGACACTGCATTAGAACCATGTCCACCCTTTGGTGAAATAATTGGTTGAACAGAACCGCCAGTTCCAGAACCAATATTAGATGCATTCTGTAAACCATTATCAGAAAAAACATTTGTTAAGTCTACTGTAGCAAATGTATAACCTGTGCCGCCAGCAAACATATTAGAACCAGAACTACCTTGTCCAACAATAGCTCCACCAGATACTTCAATTTGAACAATACCACCAGTACCATCTCCATCAACAGGAGAAAAGTAAGTTCCGTCTGTAAAACCAGAACCACCAGTAACACGAACAATATCAATCGCTCCATCAACTGCTGCAGCAGATACAGTTGAATCGGTTGTTACGGGCGTAAAGTCTGTAGTAAGAAACTTTTGAATTTGTGATGTAGTAAGTGAGTACATATACTGAAGAGTATATCCACCAAGTTCAAATGGCGTTGTAGAAGTCGTTGTGGGTTCTGCACCACTATATGGAGTTCCACCATTATTGTCAAGCACTTTATAAACTTTATTTTCAGTTGTTGAGAAAAAGAAAGTACCTTCATACAAATTGGTTGCACCTGATGTTGTTGGGTTGGATGCACTAATGTCGTGTTCGTACATATCAAATGTTGTATTGTTTGCCCACGATCTTCTTGGAACAACAAACGAAACATCTGCTGATGAAATCAGTTTTGCTCCCAACATCGAATCCCATTTGTAGAATTCTGAACTTACGTCATCGTTTGGTGCTGGAGGAGTGTTGTCATCACCACCAGTTGTTGAACTAGTAAAAGGTGAACTTTTTCCAATAAACAAATAGTATTTGTTTGCAACAGCTTCAGAGAAAGACTCAAGGAATTGCTCTGCATTGTGTTGTCTAAATTTTTCAGTAATAATCGCTGCCATTGTTTTTTCCTATAATCTTATTTATTGTGCAATCTCAGTAACCATAAAGTAACCGCCAGGATGTGGGTCAGATTCTTGGTCAAATACTCTTGCATCTTCACTAGCGGATTCCCATCCATACATTCTGAACTTCAGTTCGTTAGTTGTACCGTAGGTGGTGTCTATAAATTCTACATTTGAATACCCAGCCAAAGTACTATACCCATGTTGTCTTAATCTTGGTTGACTCTGATTACCTGTGAGTTGAGCAGTTGTTGCTGTAACAGATTGGTCACCTAACAAATTCATCCAGTTACTTCCACCATCAGCAGAACGCCAGAATTCTGTATAAAGGTTTGTACCAGTGGAACTTTGGTCAGAATGATACGAATATGCAAATTGAATTTTTAGAATACTGTTACTGTACTTTGGTGTGTATACTGCACCCACAGACTCACTCAGTACGAGAGATCTACTTGTAGTGATAGCATTTTGGGAGACTGTACGGCGCAGATAAGTAAATCCACATACAAGTCCAGCACCCACCTTAGTATGGTCTACAGCATTCGCTGCAATTTTAGCAGTAGTCACTGCACCATTGGAAAGTTCTGCGACTGTTACTGAATTGTTCGCCAAGTCCTCTGCAGCGATAACATCAACACCAATCTTTGCAGACGTAATAGCATCATCAGCAATCTTTGCAGTTGAGATTGAACCGTCTGGTGGAACGATCGCAGATGCGACTAGTCCGTTTGTACCTATTCTATCAATTGCCATAATTCTCTATTCCTTATGATGAAGTAATTGTTTCCCATGCACTACCAGTATAAACCTGTAGTTTATTTGTTGCAGTCAAGTATGCAACCATACCAGCGGCAGGAGATGTAATTGCGGCATCTCTTGCAGTTGTATCTGCATAGACAGCTGCTTGAAAATGATTAGAAGTTGCGACTGATGCTGCAGTGATTGCACCTGTACCAGTGATGGTAGGTGAAGTCAGTGTCTTGTTAGTAAGAGTATCAGTTGTTGCTCTACCCACAAGTGTGTCTGTCGTAGCAGGAAGTGTAATTGTAATATTACCAGAGAAGGCACTATGAGCAGGAGCTTGAAGTGCAGCGTAATGTGCGTTAGAACTTTCACAATACATTCTGATTGCAGATTGGACACCATCATTCTTGAGATCAATCAAACCAGTTGAAAAAGTAATTCTATCATTACCAGCAAATCTAAAATCAATTCTATCATCTGTGTCAGATGTGATGGACGTATCTGCGTCTGCATCTAAGATTAGTTCACCACCATTCAAATCAACTGCACCAGTATGTATTCCAGCAGTATTTCCTGTTACGTTACCTGTAACATTACCTGTCACATTACCTGTTACATCACCAGTAATATTTCCTGTGAATGTTCCAGCGATTGCACCTGTGCCAGTAATAGTAGGCGAAGTTAGAGTTTTACCTGTAAGTGTTTGGGTTGCAGCAAGCAATACTACTGTATCAGATGTAAGTGTATCACCATTGGCGATAGTTCCAACTCCATTAATTTTTCCATAGAGTTCTTCTATGTTGGCGTTGATCTTGCCTGCACCAGTGCGAAGATCATCACCTGTTCCGTCATTGGCTGCGTTGCCGGTGCCGACTTTTTGATATGCCATTTTTGTTATCTCCTAAAGAATTCTTTCTTCTAGTTATTTATAAGACTTTTACTAAACACCTACATCAAAAGTGGTGTTTGTATCGTCATAGGTTGATGTTGTTTCAGAATAATCTGTATATATTCCACCAGCTGTTGCTCGGTCTGCACCCGAACCTTCTTCATCAAAGGTATTTGTTGTATCATCAAATGTTGCAAAGGTTTGATCGAATGCATTAACACTACCAACATTAGATATAATGATTTCGCCAGGCGGCGGTACATTAATTCTAGTTGTAAATGCAGCAGGCGGGATAAAGATACTTTGACTATCAAATGTATCTTGTGTTGAATCAAAAGTATTATGATCTTGAGATGCATAGTCAAAAGTATTCTCTCCAAGTTTTGCAGATACTTGATTGATTCGGAACTGTCCAAACTGTTCTATTGTAAAGTATGCACCAGCATTGCTACTTCTTATTGTTCTCGTAATGCCAGGATAGTTAGGTATCTCTTCAGTTGTTTCTATTGGTGGAACTGCAAACGCATACTTAGGCAACAAGTCTAATGTTGGGCCCAAAGTATTTGAAGTTTGAGAAGTCAATCCCATACTCACAGTTACAGCAGATGTCAGAGTGAGTTCTCGTTTTCCACTTTGACTTTCGCTTAAATCTTTTAGTCCAACCTTTGCACTTGCATTTACTGATGTGCCGTCTGTTGCAGTACCCAATCTTCTTTGGAAGATTGTAGTAAAGAGGTTTGTAAATGTAGATGCAAGTTCTGGTGAGAATGTTTCTGTATCGCCAGTATAATCTACAACCTGTCCAGCAGTTGGAACTTGTAGTCTTGCAGAAACTTGAGATGCGAATGAAACCTCACCAAATACATTCCAACCAGCTGGGTGAACAGAACGTCTTACACTTTCTCTCCACTCATTGATTGACTGTCCAATACGAACAACATAAGAGTAGTCTTGATAATAGAAACTATCTTGAACTCGCATTGTATCTACAGATACTTTACCGCTGTCACCAACGAAATTGCCAACGGTTGTTCCTACAGTACCAACAGTCGCATTAGCAAAAGATGGTGTCGATTGATGTACTGTAGCAGTTGCGCCTGTAGATGTAGTTATAACATCTCCCTCATTCAGAGTAACAGATGTTTTTAATTCAAGTATGTGTCTAGAAGAATCAAACGATACCACTGTTCCAGTATGACTCACAAGAGCATCACCTACAGTAAAAGAACCACTAATATTTCTTACTAATACATTTCTATTCAAAGTAAGAGTTGGATTACTTGTATAGTCTAGGCCAAAGTTAGTAACCTCAATACCCTCAACATTACCTACCATTGGAGATACGTTTGATACTGCAAAGAGTGATGAACCAGAACCAGTTGTTGTTGCACTATCCAGAACAAGAGGCAACTTTATAAAACCGTTACCTTTGTTAATCATTTCAATTTTAGTAATTTCACCACGTTCATTTACACTACTGCCTGGCGCATCACCAAAGGTTGCAGTCTCTACAATAATCTGTCCACCATCTTCAAGTGTTAGATGATCCAGTTCTCCAACAGTCTGTTCTTGACTAATAAATTTTACTTCATCATCAGTGACAATAAAATCTTCATTCTCCATCATCAATGCATCAGGAGCAGTATCAGGTTCTAGTGATATACCACCACCAACTATAGCAATCTTTGCCCTAACATCTGTTCCCTCTGTGTCAGTTAATGTAAACCGAAGTTCCTCACCAATAGAATATCCACTACCGCCACTCTCAATAAGTATCTCATCAATATTACCAGCACCAGCAGAACCCACACGAGCAGTTGCAGCATTATTACCAGCTCCACCAGTTACATGAACAGAGTCACCAGTTGAATAATATGCCCCACCAGTAGTTACCGTTCCACCAGTTACAATACCTTTTACCACAGCAGAGATTTCTAAATCAAGTGTCGTGTCTGTAGTCGTAACACTCTCACCAGTTACAAATGTTCCAGTTACGGAATCTGCATCGACATCAATCTCTGCGATTAGGTCAGCGCCTTCTCTAAACTTAATAACTGTTGCGATAAGAGCAGTAGCACCAGAGGTGACACCGATCATCCTTTGTCCGATAGCTTTGTTAAAGTCGGATGTTCCAACTTCACTTACACGAATAACCTTGTTGGTTGACCACTTTCCATCAGAAACACGAAGCATATTATCTCTTGGATATGTGATAACTGCCTCTTCATCAAAGAGGATACGGAAGAATAATTTGTGTCCATCTCGTGTACCCTTTGCAGAATACATATCTCTAATGTTCTTGATGAGTTTACGTTTTGCAATACCGTCTGCAAGAGTGTTAGGTAAGGACTCCATAAAGGAGTCTCTAAACTTGTCAAGGAAAGCATATACTGTGTTATCAACATCTGCATATGCAAGAAGTTGTTGAATGTTCTGTACAGGGTTTGCACGATACGAAACCATAGTGGTAGTCGCACCACTAGTATTTCCAGTTATCGTTTCTCCTGTTATGAACTTTTGTTGAGATGTAATAAAGAGTCGATTGCCGTCATCGAAGTCATCCACCAAAACACGAGCAGTAGCTTTACTTGTTGCACCAGTAATAGTTTCTCCAACGGTAAACTTACCGACAGATTCTTCAAGGACAATGTTCTGACCAGCTTCATCTAGTATTCTGTTCTTGGTAATTGTTTCTTCAATAACATAATCATTAGAACCAGAGACAGTTAGTTCACCAGCCTCTAGGAACTCATAATAGTATTTGAGAAATAAAGAGAACAGAGGATGGTCTGATTTCACAAACTCAGGAAGGCGTTCCTGTATGTGAGGAGATATCTTGTTCTTTAGTGTTGGATCATTTCCAGACATTTACTAAACCTTAATATGCAGATGATGTTGAGTAACCAGTTCCAGCAGATGAACCACCAGACTCGATTGTATCACTTTCACCAGTAACCCTAAGAGTTGCATTGTCAATTTCTAAAAGTTGGTTACGAACTGGAACTATGTCATTAGAACTTGGAGTCACAGTTACAGTAATACCAGAAGTTTCTGTTGAAGAGGTAACATTCAAATCAGTAATAGACAATAGCCCTGTCGCATAATTAATTGTTCCGATATTTGTTTCAAGATAGGTTCTGGTTGTTCCACCAGTTAAACTGTAAGCTCTTAGGTTTCCATTACCATCATCATCAATAAAGTGTTCTTGTGTCTTTCCGCTGATAAAGAAACCAGTAGAAGTTGTGATACCACCCATCACAGAGTTATGTCCACTATGTGGATTATAAAGAGCATTAGAGAAGGCAAGATTATATTTTGAAACAGTATTCAAAACAGGAACGATAGTTTTTTGAATACGAAGAGTTGTAATGTTTGAAAGGATTGATGGATCGGTATCATCAATCAGTCCAGTAAGTTTTGAGAATCTAAAGATGCCATCAAACTTTAGTAGAGATGATGAATTGTAATCTGTAATTGTTTTTCTTACAAGGGTTTCCAAATCAGAAGTTGTCTTGTTAGTAACATTTGAATTAAACTTGAATGATGTTGTCAGTTTAATCTTTGTTGTCTCTGGATCTACAATTGAAGGACGAACAGAAGCGATGTTGAATTTGTCGAGAGAAGATGCAATAGTATCCTTTTGTGATTGTGTTAGATTAATACCAGAGTTGGTTTTGATTGAAATGAAAACCTGACCATATACTGGCGGATCATTATCTTCACCGCCCCAAATCTGAACAGCCTGTGTGTCTGCAAATACTTTAGGAACAATAACTTTATAATCATCAGTAGTAACTGCTCTGCCCTGTGACGCAAAGTCTAGAGGTGCATTGTATTTGATTGATTGAATTGTTTCTGGTTCTGCACCACCAGAGGCTGCAGAGGTTGTCGCAATAGTAATATCAGTTTCCCCACCAACAGAAGTTCCAGAGAAAGTACTTGCGCCATTTGCCTTTTCTTTGTTAGTAACAACATACTCTAAAATGACAATGTTACCATCTGTGGGTTTCTTTCCAACAACATCATCGCCAAAATAAACTTCAAATTTGCCATCTTCATTCTCTTGTAGGAAGTAGACATTTGATGTTGCGGTAACTTGAGAGATATCAGAAGCAAGTGTGTATGTTGTTGTGCTAACATCTGATGCTGAATTCTGCACAGAAACTTTTAGTGTAGTTGTATCTGCACGATTATCTGTCAACATATATTTCTTTTCAATGTCGTTGTTGTCTACGGTATACTTTGCGGTAACGAGAGTTCCTTCATAGACCTCTAGATTGCTAAAACGAAGAATACCATTTACTGGTGTAGCTGATCTAGTTGCATTGACCACAAAAGCATAAGTTGTTCCATCAACCTGTGTGGTAAACTTAGTTCCCTTGTCTACTGTAATTGATGTAAGGTTAGAGTTGTTGATTGTGACTTCTAGATAAGCAACAGGCGCACGAGCGGAACGTGGAGTATAACCCAAAGTCTTTGCATGAGAGACAACTGAAGAACGAAGGGTTGCGGTATCAAGATACGCCTCATTGAGAGCCATGTTTGCATTCATACCCAAGTAGTGAGTATTGTATGCAAGTAAATCTATGATGGTTGATAGTCCAGAACCTTCAAAGTTATAATCTGAAAACTCTGTCTGGTTTTTCATGTATGTCTTGAGGTTGTCTTTGATATCATCAAAGTCCAACTCAGTGACTTGTAGTTTTGTTGCCATTTATCTAAGTCTCTCTAAAAATAAGTTTACCGACTGAACTCCACTAGCAGAGTTGACAAGATAGAATCTAATGGTTACATCATATCTGTTGTTGTCAATCTGAGCATTCGTCAAAACTTCAATCAGTTCGGCTCTTGGTTCAAAGTTATTAATAACATCTCTTACGTTTCTTTCTAGAACATCTGCAACAAGAGGCGATACAGGTTCAAATAAAATAGAACGAACATTAGAACCAATCTCTGGATGAAAAGGTTTCTCATAAAAGTTAGTATTCACCAGATTGCGAATACTACGTTTGACTGCCTCAACGTCAGTAAGAAATGCAATATCGCCAGTGGTAGGATGTTTTGCGAAACTCAGATTTATATCCTTGAAAATCTGACCACTTCTCTCCGAATCATTTGTCGCTTCAGCATCACGATATGCAGTTGGGTTTACAGTCATAGGTTTCTCCTATTTGTATTTATAACGAAACTTACAGATTAACGAAAGCTCTATTCTTGATATGCTCTTCTGCGATATCTTCTTTAGACTGCCCCATATATCTTACTGCATGGTGTTCTTCAATCATCTTTTCATTGATGTTGACTTCACCATACCACAACTCACCAAGTATTCTTCCAAACTTACCTTTGCCATCTTTATGTGTTCTAAGAACAAGTCCACCAGCGTTAGTCCACTTCACAAGAAAGTCTTTTGCAGCGAGTCCGTACTTCTTCTCTTCCAAATCTCTTGTTCTAGATTCTGGTGTGTCGATACCATACATACGAATTCTTTGTTTCCTCATCCATATGCCAAACCCCAAGTCGATGTCAACATCAACCGTGTCTCCATCAACTACTCTTAACATTGTACATTTATACTCGTGCATATCTCTCTCCCTAAGCTATCGCCCGTATTGTTAGATGTGGTCTGACAAATGATAATTGTCCACTTGTATATCCAGTTGGCGGATTATTAAAATAAGGATTTTGGTGTAGTGTTGCTTCATAACTACCACTATGTTCCGCCGCCGTAATCTTTATTGTTTTAGGTGATGTCCAACTTGTAAACTTACCGTCTGTCAATGATTCTGTATCTGCATTACAAACAAATGTATGTTGTATTTTTATAGGAAGTCCAGCGTGAACACTGATACCAGAAATATAATTCACTGATACATTTCTTCCAGAATCAATTACAACATTATCATCAGATACAAATGCATCATTTGAGTGATGAATAATATAATTAGAGATACCAGACCTTTCTTGGTTATCCCAAGCAAACTCCAAAGAATAGTAAACTCTACTTGTGCCTGCCGGTGGGGTGTATGTAATAATACTACCTGTTATATCTTGTCTTGCAGTTGTTAGGTTTTGAGCTGATGTCACGTTCCCTAAAGTATATGTTCCAGAATGCACTGTGATAGATTGTCCATCACATATTCCAGAAAACTCTTCAAGTACAGTGCCAGGCGGGCCGATACGAATACCGTTATTGTGATAAGTTCCAGTACCACCCAAATGCGTAAAGTTGCCATCCATCTCATCGTATGAAAGAGCAGAACCCTTTGCTGACCTTTTAGTCAATGTCATGTTGTTTCCCCTGTGTCACTAAAGTAAGTTCCCACATAACTCTTAAAACTGTTTGCCTCTTGGCCTGGATTGAAGAGTATGTAATCATTATCCAGATATGCGAAGAGTTCTTTTTCTGCCTCAGTCAGCGGTTCTAGAAAAACGAAACACTGTGCCTCCAACGCAGCCTTTGCTGTTGGATCTGTCTCCGCAGCAATCTGTCCAAGTAGTGTTGCGTAATCTGGTTTTGCCATTATCCACCCGCTATCACATTTGGTGAACCAGATGCAGAAGCATTCGGCACCCATGAACCATGTCCACCAGTTCCGTCACCCTGTCTATGAACAGGGATACCATTTACGAATACAGAACCAGAACCACCCACAGCTGGATCACCGCAAGCAGTTACGTCACCTATGCGTACAGTCTGACTTCCGTTTGTCAATACGTTAGATGAACCAGATGCGTATGGTGTACTGTGAAAAGGACTTGGTGTAGGACTTGCATGACCCACATGACTGTCTGCGCCTACTCTTGTTACTGGTGGCATAATATCTCCTAGTTCAGATTAATTACACCAGCATCAATGTCTACTTCCGTAGAAGCATCCAAGTCTAGTGTTCCTGTAATGTTTGTTGTTTGATTTGCTTTGTAAGTTTCCGATACCGCACCAGTGACCTCTTGCGTCATCTTTCCTTTGATGACCTCTTTTACATCCCCATCCACTTGAATGTTCCAGTTGCCTTTGATGTAGGTATTGCAGTTTGAATCTATTGTAAGGTTTACATCACCTTTGACATTGACATACTCTGTGCCTGCAATAATCTCATAGTTGTTACCAACGACACGAGTAACCTTGTTTCCGTCAGCATCAATCTCATAGAAAGTTCCTGTACGGTGTTTCTCATAGATGCGCTCTGCGAATGGTGTGTCATCAAACTCCTGTATGTGACCACTTTCAGTTTCCCTTACATGATTGTAGGGATACTCCGCACCTCTACGTTTCTTTGGAGTTCTTGTCTCGCCTGTCTCAGGGTTTGTACCAGCTGCTTCTAATCCTCTTGTGGAGTCATCCGTAGTTCTAAGTTCATCCCACTTGTTAGGATCGCCTGGTTCATCGTTTGCAATCTTTACTTCTTTGGTATATGCTTCATCTCTTTCCTTGATCTCTGGATGATCTTCCAACAGTCCAGAACTCAAACGAGAAGTGTCTGGTTGTCCGACAAGGATTGGGTACGGGCCAAAATCTGGTTTTGCTTTATACTTCTTGTCCTGTGTGTCCAACGCACCCTCAGAGTTTGGATCACCGAAACCTTCTCGTGTGTCTGCGCCTGATGAGTTGATTCCTGCCATGACACCAAGCACCATAGGTTCTTGTAACATATCAGGGTCACGAAAGAAACCAAACACCCATTGGCCTGGCGTGATGTTAGGAAGCGAGCCTGGTTGTGCAGTTGGTGGAAGAACGACTTGACTCCAAGGCAAATCCTGTGTAGGAAGTTTAGTCAAGTCCTCAGTATGATAACCGAAACACCGAACTCTAATTCTTCCCAACGCCTTTGGATCATTTCTATCTTCACAGATACCCATGAACCAAGTGAAGCCATCTCTTCCCATGAAATATGAATGCATATAAAAAATCCTCTTTACAGTATTTATACCGTAAAGAGGAAGTTATAGTCGAGAGAGGTTATTATTAGAATGCTGGCAAGTCTGCGGTTATCTCTATGATTTCATTTACTTTTTCTGTTGTAAGAAAACCGTTGACGGTATCGCCATCGTTAGTAATAGGAGGCAGACAAGTTGGTGAACCATCAATACCGCCCTTACACAACATGATTTCAAACAAACCATTCTTACCACCGTAAGAAGATTCGTGCCGAACAATGGACAATGCAAATCCATTATCGAACTCAATCACACCCTGATATTCTGTACCCTTCAGTGCTTCATCTTTGAACCGAAGGATATCAGAAACTTTTTGTTCTTTCACGCCTTCAAACATTAGAAGCAGCTCACGAAAGGTTTTGCATTACCTTGTGCATCATAAACAAACTTGGTGTAACACTGATGTTGAACTTGATTGTTTGTTGCAAGGTTGCCGTTAATTCTGATATTGTCATTCTGGATAACACCGCCAGGAATGACCTGTTGAATGACTTGTTGGACAATCATTGCTTTCAGAATATCACCGTTAGTGCCGGTGGTATTGAACTCAAACGCATTAGCGCCTGTCGCAGTCATCATCATTGTCATTGCAATTAAAATCTTTTTCATATCTATCTCTCTTTCTCTTGACTATACTTATACTATACCTGTTATCAAAACAAATGTCAAGCACTTTCGAGCTATTTATTTTCTTCAATAAAATCAGACAGTTGTGGACGTTCTATCTTACCCATCTTATATTCATATCGAAACTTATCGAACATTATCCTACCCGATTCGCCAAGTGATTCGGCCATACGACTGAGTTCCTTCTCTCTATCATTCCCACGAGACCATACACCATGATCATCAGAGTAATCATACCACCAATCAAATCGAACCAGTTCATTATAGAACGCTTCCAGTTGTATATCATTCATTGCCATTTCCGAACTTCCTTTCAGAATTTCCGACCAGATTTGACCAGCTTTTTAGTTTCTGATACTTATCGTTACTATAACCGAAAGTCTTATTAAAGTCAAGGCCGAGATTATCCTCTGTGAGTTTAATCATACAGAACAAATCTCCTAGTTCCTTATGCAACCTTTCTGGATCATTGCCAAACCGTAGTATCTTACTACATTCTTGAATCACTTCCCCACACTCTTCCATGAGTATCACTAGGGTTTCTTTCTTTACATCATTGATGCCATTCACTGCATCGTATGATGGATATCCTTTTTCAAATACTGACATGAATGTTAATCCTCTTTGTGTGAGCTTTGGGGGGAGTGGGGCTCTTCTCTATTCCATATCATCAAAAGGAGAAACATAACGAGATATGTAGATAGGATATAGAAGAAGAACCACCACACTTGTTTAGGAAACCTGTATGGCTATGTAGATACATAATCCGATAATAAACAGTTTCCCATAATCTAAATCAAAGTCCGTACCTTCTCCGAACTTCTTTCTGAATTCACTTAGTTTCATTTACGCCTCCATCAGTTCTAAGTTATCTTCACCCATCATGTAATAACCTTTTGCGAATACATAGAACTCAGTACCATCTTGTTCTGCAACATGAAGTTCCGTACCAGTGAAATACTCAACAGCCTTTCGATATGGATTCAACAATGAGATAGGTATCTTACCTTTGATAGGCATCTTCCAATCAGACATACCTTCTGTTATCATATCAAAGTAATATGTCAAACACTTTCTCTCAATAGTACATCGCACAGCGAGAGGCAACTTCTGAAACTCTGGTGTCTGCATAAACTTCCATTGAGTGAAAGCATTCGCAGTCTTAAACTCTTGATTTATCTTAGCAATTTCTTTGTCAGTCATTTGTTTAGTCATCTCTCTCTTTTTCTCCGTATCTTTATTGCATTTATAGATTACAAATTGTTTCTCAGTTTTAGGGGTATAGCCAAATTACCCACTCTTA